GCAAAGATAAGTCCTGTCGGGCCTGTCATCGGTTGTACGCCACATACGTCATACGCAATCAGGTTAGGCATTGCCCGGCGAACGAGAGAAATCATAATTGGATCCCATGTATCCATCTGTCCACCAGACATTGCATTAACTGGTGCAGCCTCCGAAAGATACTGACGATCTTCTGAAAGTGCTTTTTCTTGGTTTTCTAAGATGAGAGTGGTAACTGCCCGCTTGTAAGAATCCTCAATCTTCGGAAGATCGGGGTGTTCTAGGACTGGCTGCCACTTTTCTTGTAGATGTTCTGTCTGAAACATTTGTTTCTCCTTTATTTTTACATCTTTGTTATAATATTAACTGGCACGTTGCTTGTTACGACTGATAGCCGACATATATGCGTTCATGGCATCTGTCGTATCAATGTCCTGTGCGGTGCCACCATCTTCATCATCAACTTGTTCAATAACCGTTTTGGGGAAATAACTTTCCTTAATGGTATTAAGTTTTACCTTAAAAGACTCTTCATCAGTAAACTCAATATCATCCGTAAGGGATTTGAACTTTTCAATTTCTGTATCGGTTAAATCTTCGGAAGCCTCCAAAATAACCTGTTCCCGAACTAGACCAGATTTATCTGTTTTAAGAGCAACATTCTGATCCATAACATTATTAATCTTATCTTCTAATTCGGTAATTTTTTCAGATTGTGCCTCAAGTACATCGTACTTCTCATCAGGCACATCAATATAGTGATCCTCAAACAACTGTTTCAGTCCAGAGATGAAGTCTTCTGCAATTTCGCCTTTAAGTCCACGTTCAATTGCCAACTCGTTCTCTTTCATCCATTCATCAACGACATAGTTGAGATATGTATCAACCTTTTCTGTAAGACCTACAACCTGTTCTTCCAATTTTTCTTCAAATTCAGAAGTCATGTTATCGTGAATACGAGTAATCTCTTCACGGGTCTTTGATTTGACAGCAGCTTCGAAAATTGTTGCTGCTTTCTCTTTAAACTCTTCAGAAAGTTCTTCACCTTCCACAAGAGCATCAACATCTTCTTTGACATTAATCGATTTGATTTTTTCTTCGATCTCTGCTTTTGCGTCTTCAAGTTTCTTCAACTCTTCTTCCGACTTTGCATTTTCTGCCTCAGCCAATTTAGACTGATGTGCAGAAAGCATTTCATCGATTTCAGATTTTTTCATTTTACCAATCTGTTCAAGTGTCTGTGCCTTAGTTAACTTTTTGGCCTCAGAAACAACTTCTTGATCTTCTTCTGGTTCTACATCATCCCCAGCGGCTAACTTTTTTGGGGCATCTGCTTTACCAGCACTTTTCTGTTGAGCATCACCAGAAACTTCCTTGGATTTAGTTTTGGATGTGAGGTCTTTTTCCTTACGGTCCTCATCTGCTCCTTTTTCAACTTTAGCCTCTGGCTCTGCACCGCCGAGGTCATCTGTTTCTCCACCTGGAGTTTCTTTACCAATTTTTTTGGGTTTTTCTGGTCCTGTGGCACCCTTGGTCTGGGCATCACTTGCTTCATCGAGTTCAGCAAGCACTTCCGCTTCCAACTCTTCAATTGTTTGTTCTAATTCTGACATAGGGTGTCTCCTTACCTAAGTAATTCGTATTATATATTTATAAGATTAAAGTCTTTTAAGAAACTTTGCAAACGCTAAAGCCTCCTTATTTGCATCTCTTTGACGTTTTTTAACATCAAATTCCTTCTGTAAACCTACAAGTTCCTCTTCTTGAAGGGCTCCATTATTCCAAACCCATTCCTTTCCTTCCATAATACCTTCTACGAAAGCATTAGGTGCGGAAGGGTCTGCAACAATATCAGCAGCAGTAGCAAGATAAAAATCATCACGAACATAATTTGTACCACCTTTTTGATTCAAACTACCCATTCCCCGTGACGAAACGCCCAACTTACCACCATCATTTATGATATCTTTGACTATTTCTCCCATCGGAGTCCCAAGAATTTTTGCTTCTCCAACGAAATTTTTTCCGTCTGGATGCAACTCTGTGATCATATGGGAAACTCTCTCAAGATTAACCGTTGGGCCATCAGGGTGTCCAAGTTCTCCATATGCTCGATTTTCTTTTATGAAATTTTTATTATATTTAGCAACTTCTTTTTGCAAAACTTCCATAGGATATATTCGACCATTGCGATTCTTTACATCTGCTTGCATGAATATACCTTTAATTTTATACTGTTTTTTACCGTTTTTTTCTTCGGTAATGTATTCCACATCTTCGATTGCTTCTGATATTAACTTCATATACCTATCCCTTATGGTTGATTACCAATTGCAGTACAGCTCATTGCAGAACCACAAGCAATTGTATCTCCTGGCTTTTTATCTATAATTATTACATCATTCTGAATTAATACTACCGTACCAGCAAAAGTATTTGTGGCCGTTATTGTATGATTTTCAGAAGTTCCTCCATCAGTTAAAGTTATAACAGTTCCTTTTACAGCATTAGTAAAAGTTGTTGACAGACTTACTGTATTTGCATCTGATTTATATACAAAATAAATTCCCCCTGATGTTAATTCTGGTATTGCATCTGCGCCTGCATAAGTAACTTCATCCCCTGTAATAAAACCATGAGAAGATATAGTAATATCTGTACCATCTACAGCACTTACTGCATTAAATGTTCCTAACGTAGCGGCAATAGTAACTGTACCAGCGTTAGTTGCACCGACCCTAATTCTAGTAGCTCTACTTAAATCGGTTGCTGAAGTAACAGCTGAAGCACTTCCCGTTAAAATCATATCTCTAACTCCTTATATTGTTAACATTTCTCTTTCAAAATATGACAACAGTTCTTTCTCAGGAACTTTGTATTTTTTTGATACATCTTTAATAGTTTTCTCAAAACTATTTAGGAAATCTGAAGGTTTATCGTCCATTTTTTTAAAAATTAGATCAACACTATCCTTCATTTTCGGAGAAAGTTTTTTATATTGTTGAGATTTTTTATGTTCATCTTTTTCAATTACGGAAGAATACATTTCTGAAAAACCTTCTTTTTTATCACCAATGTCTTCGTGTAGTTCTTTAAATTTCAGCACCATCTTCTGTCTCTACAGTTATAGTTTTAACAAAGTCTTTTGCTAATTCTTTACGTTTTAGTTCTAAAGCATTGCCTATTTTATCACCCAATACATTAGAAAATTCCTTTTCTGCTTCAAGGTTATTTCCCAATGAAACAGAGTTTATAAACTCTTTACTCATTATAATCTCCTATATTTATTACGCCTTTCCACTCTTTTTTAACTGGGCATCTGCATCTTTTAACTGGGCATCTGCCTGCATTTGAGCAGCTTGTCCAAGCGCTGCAGCAGCCTGTGCTTTCTTCAGTTCATCTTCTGGGTCTTCTGCGCCATCGTATTTATCAATATCGTCAGCAGAAATAGCACCTCCCCCGGCATCGGCGGGATAACGTGTAATACCATCACCTTTAACTGGAAGAGAAATACCGCCGTCCATCGGATCAGTTTCAAGTTCTTTCTTAATTTGATCACGAATTTCTTGCATCTCTGCATCTGTAAATCGCAGTATCTTCCTAAGAACATACTCTTTACTAAAAAATGTACCGATATAAGACTGTATACTGTCAAGTGCTTGAAGTTTATCTTGAAGCAACTCGGCATCCTTTAACTCTGCGAAATGTCCATCTTCCATAAAGTCATACTGGATATGCTCTTGCATCCTTGGCCAATCCTCTGGTGCAATTACTCCTTTAAGAAGAAGGTTAGTTTTAAGAATATCAGTAAATATAGGAACAAATTTCTTTCGTATTCTCTGTACAAACTTAGTAAATTTGAGTTCATCTCTAGTAATTTCTGTTGACCGTCCAAGAGAAAACCCAGTTTCTGCCTCAAGTCTTGAAATCGGCACGTTAAGTGAACGGTATAATTTCCGTTGGAAGTATACGATATCATCAATTTCACCAAGATTAGAGCCGCCAGGAAGGGTTGAAATCTCTGTTCCTCGTCCACCCTCTCTTCGGGGGAGCCAAAAATCTTCTAACATACTCATGTGGTTTCTATCATCACGAATTTCACCAGTTGATGCGTCATATACCAGTTTGTTACGATACCTGTTCATAACGTCTTTAAGATACTGTTCTGCTTTAATTTTGGGAAGATTACCAACATCAATGTAGAAAATTCTACGTTCTGGGGCTCTTGAAATACGGTAAATTACAATCGCATCCTCAATCATTCGTAATTGATTAACTGGTTTAATTGCTTTATGAAGATATGAAATAACACCACCAGAATTACCATCAAGCAAACCAGAAGGACAATATGTAATTGAATCAGAAGAAATTCGAATTCCCTGATCTACACCTTGTGATCCTATCGTTGAGAACCCTTTATCATTATAAATAAAATATTCTTCAATATTAGCTACCATTTCTAAACCTTGACCTTCAGTATCAGGTTCTTTCATGGTTTCTCTAACTTTACGAATTTTGGTAGGATCGATAAGTCTTAGTTGTGTAATTCCTCTCTGGGTATCCTTTCCTATAACTTTGTGATAGAAAATTCGTCCATCAATATACCATCTGCGAAAAACATCATGGCCCTTTTCATTAAAATTAAGAAGTCTCAGAACCTCATCAAATTCGGTTCTGATTCTTCTTTTAATTTTATCTGAATATGGGATATTAGTTAAATCTATTTGAACTGAAACATCATTTAGATTAGAAATAATTGCCTCATTAACAATATCTTCTATCGCTGCATCACATTCTGATTGCATAGAAATGTCCCTATACCTTCGTATAAGGTCAAAATCAGATCGATGACGGCCGTCAGTATCTAAAACTGATGAAAAGAAACCGCCGCCGGCGATTTCAATAGCACCATCATCTGGAGTTGGGTCCGTGAATGTCTTTTCGTGTGGACCCAGCTCCTTTTTTGCCTTTTGTATTGTAAAGCCGAATATATTTGCCATTCTAAAAAATCTCCTACCGACTATTTAGTAGGTTAATATTAGAAAGATACGCCAGAGGCTTCAAAGTGTTGATATCTCCAAGAGACTGTAAATTCTTCAATTGCATCAGCATTGTCTGAAGTTAACTCAATTTCACCAAGAGTTGTTGGCCAAGCACTTCTGAAGATGTAACTTTTCAGAATTGTATCATCCCTATCCAACTGTTCTACTGTCAAATCCGTCTGATAATCAGCAGGAGCAACAACACCTGTATTATCTGCAAGATCATTAATACCATTCATCCACAATTCTATTGCATTACGAACCATAAAATCGGTATCATTCATTACTGTAACTTCCCAAGGATCAGCAAACTCTCTGTCTCCAGCAATATAAATTGATCTTCCACGAAAGGG